TGAAGGTGGTGCTGGAACTAATACTTTCAGAAAAAATGTTTTTTTAGACAGCACACCATTACAAAATTCATTAGGTAATGAAAATTTCACAAATGTAGATGTATTTGTTAAAAATGGCGCAAGTGATCAAACAGCATTACAAGAAATAAACGCAATAGAAAATACAATACCTGTTGGAGTTGCTCTTACAAATTCCCCTTTTGCTACAGAAAGAACAGGTACATATACACTTGCAGGGAGTGGTGGACAAACAGTGAGCACAGGTGGTGTGAGTGTAGGTTTACAAGCAAATCAAATGCTTGTCGCTTTGACAGGAAGCGCACATAATTATTCTGTTGGCGAAGTTGTACATTGGGCAAATACAACAGCGGCTGGAACTGTTCAAAGTGAAAATCCACAAACACAAAAAATTCTTGGTATTCCAACTTCAACCTCGTTTGTAATAAACACAACTTTTGAAGATACATCTTTTCAAGGTGATTGCACAATAAAAACAAGTCAGGGATTATCTCGCACGATATCAAATACTGATGTTGACAAGATTAGAGTAACAATTCAAATACCATCACTTCAAGAATTTACAGATGATGGAGATATCATTGGGGCAGAGGTAAAAGTTTCTGTAAGGATCACTGAAAATAATGGGACAATAAATAATCCTGTAATTTTAGATGTAACAAATGGAAAAGCAACAAGTCCTTATGTAAAAGATTTTGAAATTGTTTTTGAAAAAACAATGGATTTTCCTCTGACTTTGTCTGTATTTAGAAATACAGATGATGGGACAGACCCAAAATTACAAAATTTGACAAATTGGCTTTCATACACAGAAATCAATACAGATACAAGTCCCTATCAAGGTTTTGCTTATGTTGCCCTTAGATTCAATGCACAAGAATTTCGAAGCTATCCAAGACGTATGTATAGAGTCAAGGGAACCAAGATCAAAGTGCCGCATGGTACAACTGTTGACAGTACAAATGGCAGGGTTATATATCCAGAAGGTTATACATTCAACGGCACATTTAAAACAGATAAAGAGTGGTGTTCTGATCCAGCATGGGTTTTATATGACATATTGACAACTGATAAGGGTTTTGGAGGTGATGATGGAATAGTACAAGAAGAAAATCTTGATGTATTTAGTTTTTATTCTGCAAGTGCTTACGCCAGTGCTTTGGTAGATGATCCAATAACAGGCACAACTGAGCCACGCTTTTCAACAAATATAATTTTAAATCAAAAAAATGACGCTTATACCCTTATAAATGATCTTTGTGCTGTTATGAACGCAATGCCTTTTTATAGCAATGGCACTCTGCAAATATCACAAGATCGGCCCACAAATACATCTACAAATACCTCTGATGCTCAATACATTTTTAATAATTCAAACGTAACAGAAGAAGGATTTACATACCAAAATCAGGCAGCAAGACTTAAATATACAGAGGTAGAGGTTCAATATTTTGATAATCAAACGCAGTCAATGGAGTTTGAACTGGTTACAGCTGAACAAATAGATGCACTTAATTCAAGTTCTGGCGGATTAGATGCAATAACAAAATTTGGAAAGACTAGAAAAACTTTAAAAGCTTTTGCTTGTACTTCTATTGGTCAGGCAAATCGTCTTGGAAGGTGGTTTTTATATACAAATTTACTTGAATCAGAAGTTGTTACTTTTACAACCACACTTGAAGCTGGGGTAATTGTTAGACCTTCAACAATTATTGCAATCGCAGATTCTATGAGGGCAGGGGTTCGCAGGGGTGGAAGGATTAAAACAGGTGTTTCAACTACACAAATAGTTGTAGATGATGCAAATAATACTGATTTGACAAGTTCAGATTCAGCAACACTTTCTGTTGTATTATCGGATGGATCAACTGAAAGTAGTCCGATAAGTTCTATATCTGGGACAACAATCACAGTTTCCTCTGCTTTTTCATCAACTCCACAAGCAAACAGTGTTTGGGCAATAGAAAATACAACTACTGAGTTCCAAATTTTTAAAGTTGTTTCAATAGAAGAAAAAAATGATTCTGAATATACAATTACTGCCGTAATACATGACACAAATAAATATGCACAGGTAGAGGATACAACAGTTGCATTTAATCCAAGAGTTATTACAACTTTGATAGCTGAAAAACCAGCACCAAGTAATTTATCAGCTACAGAGCAAATTGTAGTTCTAAATAATAGAGCCGTTTCAAAAATATTTGTAGCATGGGAGCCTGTAAAAGGTGTAAAAGAATATTTAGTTGAATTTCAATATGAAAATGATAATCCAGAAAAACTTAGAGTTGCAAGACCAAGTTTTGAATTATTTGAGTCAAGATTAGGATCTTATAAATTTGCAGTAAAATCTTACAACACATTAGGAGTATTAAGTTCAGATACTTCAACATTAACTTTTTCTGCTGTTGGTAAAACAGCCTTACCAGCAGATCCAAGTGGACTGACATTAGAACCTATATCAGAAACTTTTATACGACTACGTTTTAACCCTTCAACTGATGTTGACGTAGTTCATGGAGGAACAATATCAGTTCGCCATACACCCTCTGTTGATAAAGCAACAGCTACATTTCAAAATTCGACAGAGATCATAGAAAAACTTTCTGGAAGTGTTACAGAAACACTTGTCCCAGCACTTACAGGAACTTACAGCATAAAATTTATTGATGATGGGGGGCGTAAATCAGAAAATGCTGCAAGAGTAATTGTTACACAACCAGACCCGCAACCTAATCAAGTAATACTTACAGAAAGAGAAGATACAGATTCACCACCATTTCAAGGAAACAAAGTTAATACATTTTATGATTCCGATTTAGATGGTTTGTTACTTGATGGAACATTATTAATAGATGATGTATTACAAAATATTGACGATCTATCTAATATTGATTTCGCAGGGCCTATTAATTCAAGTGGTTCTTATGAATTTCAAAATAAAGTGGACTTGGAAGGTATTTTTAATTTGACTTTAAAAAGAAGATTTTTAACTTTTGGTATTTTACCAAATGATCTTATTGATTCAAGAACTGCAAATATTAACACATGGACTGACTTTGACGGTACAAAGGCAGATGATGTAAATAGTAAATTATTAGTCGCTACAACGGATATTGACCCTGCGACTTCAGTTTCGGCTACTTATGGACAAAGCGAAACTACTATAACAATCACAAAAAGTTCACATGGATATTCAGTAGGCGATTTTGTTGTTATTGATTTTACTGCTGGTAGTGCTACAGATGGTAATTATGAAATTCAAACTGTTCCCTCTACAAGCACATTTACTGTTACTTCAGCTACAAGTGCAACAATATCAAGTGGAACATCTTGTACTTATGGAGCAAACTTCACTCAATTTAATACTTTTGCTAATGGAGAATATAAAGGTAGAGGATTTAAATTTAAAGCAGAACTTACATCAAACGACCCAGCACAAAATATTAAAATTGAAGAACTTGGATTTGAAGCAAGCATAAAACGAAGAACAGAAACTGTAAATACTGCTATTGCAAGTCAATGTGCAACTACTGGCTCTGCAAAGACAGTAACATTTGGAAATGCTTTTTTTACAGGCACAAATACATTAAATACTTCAACATCAGCATTTTTGCCAACAATAGGGATAACGCTTGAAGGTGCGGTAACAGGCGATTATTTTAAAATTACATCTGTCACAGGCACACAATTTGTCATAGAGACAAGAGACAGCAGCAACAATTTTAAGGATTTAAGTTTTAAATATACGGCTATCGGGTTTGGTAAAGGTGGTTAAATGTGCTTATATTTAAGTTATCAACTAATATATACTTAAATAAAAAGGATTAAGTAATGCCAACACATGATTATGATATTGCAAACCAATCTGGTCAAGCCTTTAGAACAGATTTAAATAATGCTTTAGATGCAATAGCTACAAATAATTCAAATTCATCTGATCCAGCTACAACTTTTGCAAGTCAATATTTTGCTGATACTTCAGCAGAAATAATGAAATTAAGAAATCTAAGTAACAACGCTTATGTAAATCTTTTTACTCTTGCTGGTGGGCCAGCTTTTTCTGTTGATGGAACAATAAATTCAGTAAATATTGGTAAAGGTGCAAACTCTGTTGCTGGTAACACTGTTCTTGGAGAGAGTGCTTTAGATGCTTCTGTAAGTGGTGGAGATAATACTGCTATTGGTAAAAATGCCTTAACTGCAAACACTTCTGGATTTCAAAACGTAGCCGTAGGTGCTAATGCTGGTGATGCTATTACAACAGGTGGAAACAACACAGTTGTTGGTATGAACGCTTTATCAACTAATATTACATCAAATGACAATACAGCAGTTGGATATAATGCTTTATTTACAAATACAGCAGCTAGTAACACAGCTGTCGGAAGGGGGGCATTATTTGCAAATCAAACTGGAGCTTCAAACGTGGCCATTGGAGCAAATGCTTTAGACGCAAACACTACAGCCTCAAATAATGTGGCTGTTGGATTTGGTGCTTTAACCGCAAACACAACTGGGGCTGAGTGTACTGCTGTAGGTACTAATTCTTTGGATGCTAATGAAACAGGAAATTTCAATGTTGGTGTGGGTATGAACGCATTAGGAAAAAATACAACATCGAGTAATAATACCTCTGTAGGTACTGGTTCTTGTGCAGAAAATACTACAGGCGCAGATAACACAGCTCTGGGTGCCTTTGCATTAGACGCAAACACGACAGCATCAAATAATACCGCTATAGGTAGTAACGCATTAGGAGCAAACCAAACTGGTGCTGGAAATGTAGCTATTGGAAAAGATGCTATGAAAACATCTACTGACGAAAACAATAATGTTGCAGTCGGTATTGGTGCTGCCGAAAAAAGCACCTCTGCTTCTAATTATGTTGCAGTCGGAAGACATGCTTTAAATGAACAAACTACAGGTGATAGTAATGTAGCGGTGGGATTAAACGCTGGTGCAAATCTTAATACAGGATCAGAAAATACATTCATTGGAAATTCATCAGGTGATCTTACAACAACTGGATCTAACAACAGCGTAATCGGCTATTTAGCAGATTCTTCCTCAAATAGTGCAAGTAATGAGGTAACTCTTGGCAATACCAGTATTTCTGCACTTCGTTGTCAAGTACAAACAATCAGCTCACTTTCTGATCAAAGAGATAAAACAGATATTGTTGATTCAGAAGATGGACTTGACATAATAAATGCACTAAGACCTAGAAAATTTACATGGGCAATGCGTGAACCTAGTGATAATGATGGAAAGACAGAACTCGGTTTTATAGCTCAAGAAATAGATGCGGTACTAGGTGATAAGAATAATTATATTCGTGCGGTTTATAAATCCAATCCAGATAAGTTGGAAGCTTCCTATGGAAAATTTGTACCAATATTAGTAAAAGCAGTACAGGAATTGTCAGCAAAAGTTACAGCCCTCGAAGGAGGGTAAACTGTAAACAACTACTTTCTTGTTATGGAAGAAAAAACCGCAGACGAAATCGCAGCAATTTTTTCCGCTGCTGGTGATAGTGTAACTGTAATAAATGCAGATGCAAGCTATTCAG